TTCAGGCGTGACAGGTCATAATGGAAATAAAGTTGTTGAAGAAATCGTTGACTCTTATGTTTTTGTTATTACAACAACAGGTGCAACAGTTCACGATTACAGAAGCATAATTCCAAACGGACGTGCAGCCGCTAACACATTATCCCAATACAACAACGTAAAAGCAGTAGAAGAAGCCGTATTACAAATTGCTATTGACGTATTTCAATCCAGATTAGCTGCAGGTGGCACACAACAAGCCCTTGATTACACCCCAGCACCATACCGAATGGGAAGAACACTTCTTTACAAAGTCACAGGTCTAATTAGTAAATATATTGACTCTAATAGTCAAGTAGGTTAACTTATGCCTTTAAGTACACTACGTTCAGACCTTAAAACAGCGTTAACATCAAACACAAACTATTCTTGCTATGATCACGTTCCAGAAATCATAATCCCACCAGCTTGTCTAATTTTAGCTAGTGACCCATACCTTGAACCAATGGTTATAGGAAACGGCAAAAACTATTACGTAAGACTAACCCTAGAAATTGTTAGTACCACGTATTCTAACCCAAGCGCATTAAAAAACTTGGAAGACGATATAGAAACCATTCTCGGACTGATACCATTAAATTATATAATTTTATCGGTAAGTAGCCCTAGAATTAGGCAGACCAACAGTACTGATCTGTTAACTGCTGAAATACAACTACAAACAGCCTACACAGGCTAAGAAAGGCAATAATGGCAACAACTATTTTAAGTGGCCGCCAAGTCAAAGTGACTATTGGTGGAGTTGAATACTCTGAACAAATTTTAAGCTCTGCTATGAACTTTGCAACAGAACGTTTAACTTTTGACACTCTTGCTGGTAAAGCATTTAAGTATATTGATTCAAACGTAACTTTGGATTTAACATTCTTAAACGATTCTGGCGAAACAGTAAGTATTTACAAAGCTCTTTGGAACGCAACAGAATCTGCACCAGATACAGCTTTGGCGTTTATCTTTTTGACCCAAACAGGTGTTTCATTTACTGGAACAGTATTACCTGTTTACCCTGGAATATCTGCAAGTGGTGCTGATGCTCAACAATGCACAGTATCATTACAAGTAGTAGGAATTCCAACAGAAGACCTAACCAAATAACCTAAGAACAGGGGCACACAAATGCTTAAATTGAAATTACGTTGGGAACTAGAGACAGGTGAAGTTTATGAAGAATGGACTAGACCTAATGAACTTGCCCAAGCAGAAAAAGAACTTTACAACAATCGTTCCATTATTAAAATTCTTACTGAGGAAAGCAGTCCAAGTAACCAGTTGCTTTTATTCTTGGGACACAAGATTCAACAGCGTGTCACAAAAAAAATGGAAAACATTGACACTTGGAAATCAAAAGTCGTCGATATTGCAGCGGTGGATTTTGAGACCGCAAATTTTACGAAGCCCGTTCAGTCGGGCGAATAGCAGTCGAGTTAGCAATAGCGACTGGGATAGCACCCGATTATTGGCTGAATGCAGAACCCGATTTATGGGCAACAGCCATAGACGTATTGAACGAGCGCAATAATGGGTAAAGCAATCAGTCTTGTTCCAGTTGATAAAGATTATCGAGCATTACTTCGTGCATTTGGCAAAATGGATGAAATTGCTAAAAATGATATGAAACAGATTGCTAAAGATTTAGCAGAACGTGGTGCAGCTTATGCTCAAGGTTCAGCATCACGCGCGCCATATAATACTAAACAAGCTGTTGCAGTTGCAGATTCTATTAAAGTTTCTAAATCAGATAAAGCACCTTCTTTTAGTATTGGTGGTCGTGCCAAAGTTGGCTCTAGTGCTTTTAGTGCTGGATATGTGATAATGGGTTCAGAGTTTGGATCTAAACAGTACAAGCAGTTTCCTAAGCGTTCTCCGTCTCAAGGTCGGGGTAACAAAGGTTGGTGGTTGTATCCTGCTATGTCTAGATTTCAACCAACAATTGCAAAGGAATGGTTAGCAGGTTTTGAAAAAGTTAGAAACGCTTGGATGGGTAGAATTTAATGGCTGATATTAGAACACTTAAATTAGCACTCCTTGCTGACACAAAAGACTTCATTGATGGCTTGGACAAAGCCGATAGAGAAACAAAATCTTTTAACAATAAACTGCAAGATGCCTTAAAAGTTGGTGCTGCTGCATTTTTTGCCGTTGGTGCAGCTGCTGGAGCTATGGCTGTTAAAATTGGTATAGACGCTGTTAAAGCCGCTGTAGAAGATGAAAAAGCCCAACTCAGTTTGGCACAGACTTTACGTAACACAGTCAAAGCAACAGATGCACAAATTAAAGCCACAGAAAACTATATAGATGCCACAGCTAGAGCAACAGGCATAGCAGATGACCAGCTTCGTCCGAGCCTAGATAGACTTTTGAGAAGTACTTCTGATTTGACTAAGGCACAAAAACTTCAACAATTAGCCCTTGATATTTCTGCTGGTACAGGAAAAGATTTAGCCTCAGTAACAGAAGCTTTAGCTAAAACTTATGACGGAAACTTTGGGGCACTTAAAAGACTTGGTGTACCACTTGATGAAAACATTATTAAAACTAAAGATTTTGATGCAGCCACAAAAGCATTAAGTGAAACATTTGCAGGTCAAGCAGACATAGCAGCCAATTCTTTTGCTGGCAGAATGTCAAGAATTAAAATCTCAATAGATGAAGCTAAAGAAACACTAGGATTTGCTTTACTTCCATTATTAGAAAAATTTGCTACTTTTGCCACAGATACTCTTGTCCCTGCACTTGATGATTTTGTTGCAGGTTTAACAGGTGGAGATTCTAGATCAGTTAAAACAGCTTTAAGGGACGCTAAAGGTCGAGTAATTGAATTCAAAGACAATTTGACTGACACGATAGGTAGTGAAAGTTCTGGGGCTTATGGTCTTGGTCGAGCAGTTAGAGATTTGGCTGAACAATTTGCAAGATTTAATGCCGCATTGTCAGGTGCAAATGGTGAAGATGGTTTGAAATCATTTTTAACCAATTTAACTTCCTTGCTTGAATTGATTAACAAAATTATTGCACCTTTTGCCAAACTGGTTGAATTGTCACAAAGTTTTGCTCAAAGCCAAAGCCAAGTAAGAATAGACGTACCAGATGCAGGCGTATCACAAAAAGTTGGTAACGCAGTTAATAACGTTATTTTTAACGTTGCTGGTGCTATTGATCCACAAGGTGTTGCAAGAACTGTAACCAAGGTTCTTGGTACTGCTTCTAAAACTTCTGGTATTAAAGTTCCTGCTTCAGCTATTAGAGTTGGAACTCGTTAATTGTGCCAGTATTCACTCCGACTCATAGGGTAACTATTGCTGGTGTTGAACAAACCAGCGACATTCTTAATGGTGGAACGATTAACTATGGTCGTGTTGACATATTTGATTCAACGCAACCAAGTTATTGCAACATTGAATTAGTTAACCTTTCAGGTACAAGCCCAACAGTTAACCTGCTTGATTCGATTGTTATTGAAACTAAAAATACGTCTGGGGCTTGGATTAAACTATTTACAGGTGAAGTTTCATCTGTTTCTAATACTTTATCTGGTGCTGGTACTGGTGGCACTTTTGCAAATGTGCTACAAATTCAAGCACAAGGTGCTTTATCAAGACTTGTTAAAAGATTTGCTGGACAAGTTGCATACCCATCAGAACTTGATGGCGCAAGAATAACCAGAATACTCCAGGAAACACTTTACACAGCTTGGGAAGATTTAAGTACAACATTAACTTGGTCTGCTTTACCTGCTACAACAACTTGGGCTGATTATGGTGTCCAAGGAATTGACACAATTGACGCAGGACGATACACACTTCTTTCAAGAGCTGCAAGTTCCGATAATGCTTACGATATGGTCAATAACACCTCATTTTCAGGTCTTGGTTATATGTATGAAACCACAGCAGGAAACATTGGTTACGCAGATGCTGAAAGACGCACAAACAACTATGGAACAAACCTCATACCATTAACAGCATCAACTGTTTCAGCAGAAGGCATACAAACTCGACTACAACTAGCAGACATTGTTAACAGCGTTGTAGTTCAATATGGTGATCCAGTAGCAGAAGTAGAAGCCATAGATGACGTTTCAGTTAATCTTTATGGTGTTGTACAACAAGTCAACAGCACGCTTTTGGCTAACTCAACAGAAGCCACAGCACAAGCTACAAGATTTGTTGCTTTAAGAAGTATCCCAAACACAGGATTTGATTCACTCAGCTTAGATATTGCCAACCCTAATTTGGACGACACAACGAGAGATTCTTTACTAGGTGTAACTATGGACAAAGCCCTCTTTGTTTCTAGCTTGCCAGTTGGCTTATTCCCAACAGGCGAATTTGAAGGCTTTATTGAAGGCTGGACTTGGACACTTGGTAAAAACACACTTGATCTGCAAATGCTTGTAAGTAACAAAATTTACTCAACAGTTGATGTACAATGGGAAGACTACAACCCAGCAACTCAATGGCAGAACCTTGATAGTGTCTTGACTTGGCTTGATTTAGCGATAGGATAAGGAACTATGGCAACAACTACCCCTAATTATGGCTGGCCAGTACCAACCTCAACAGATCTAGTAAAAAACGGCGCTACAGCTATTGAAGCACTTGGTGACGCTATTGACGCCACAGTTTTTGCATTACCTGCAGGTGGTTTAGTAAAAATTAACACTACCACTTTTAGTGCTGTTTCAAGTCAATCAATTAATGATGTTTTTAGTGCAACTTATGACAATTATTTAATTGTTACTAACTTAACTGCACCTTCAACTAACGTTTCAGTAAATATGAGACTAAGGGTTTCAGCAACTGACACAACAACAAATTATGGTTATGCAAGTTTTTATTCCTATATTTCGATAAATGCTAGTGGGTTTGAAACAAATTTAGGCAACGCAAAAACTTCTTTTGAAAGAATTGTTCATGGAAGCACTACAGGCGGCGGTTCTTCTACTTGTTATTTGTTTAGACCATTTGCAACAGTTGAAACAACTGGTTATGCCATAGGCATGGATTATGATGTTAATGCTGGCGCTGTATTTTTTGGCAAAGGCTACAGACATACAGGCGCAACTTCCTTCACAGGATTTACTTTAATACCAAGCACTTCAACAATTTCTGGAACTGTGTCAGTATACGGAGTATCAAAATAATGGTTAAAATTAAAGAAGAACAAGTTTTTATTGGTATTGACAATAAAGTAATTGAATTGACAGGTAAAGATAAAGAACTTTTTTTAACAGACCAAGCACAAATGCAAAAAGATTTAGATGAACAACAAATTAGATTGCAAAAGGATTTACAATTAAAAAAATCTGCTTACACAAAACTTGGTTTAACAGAAGAAGAAATAAACGCAATCTTATGAACAACTTCAAAGCAATAGCATCATCATATGGCAGAGCATTCCTTGCATCAGTCATAGCTTGTTACCTTGCTGGTGTTACTGATCCAAAAGCATTATTAGCATCAGGTTTAGCTGCAGTACTTCCACCATTACTTCGTTGGTTAAATCCACAAGACGGCACTTTTGGCTACGTTAAGGTCAAAGACAACAACGAGCACTAATGATAGGTCGTCAAGCTGCTGAAAAGATGCAGCAATGGCATATTGAACGTAAAACAGGCGTTAAAGGCTTATGCCTTAAAACTTGTCGTCTAGCTTGGAATATTCCCGCTAAGTTTCCTTCTGCAATATCTGCTTGGGACAATACGCCCACAAAGAACAAGTTTACTGATCCAATGATGGCGCCTATTGGTGCGACACATTTTTGGAAAGGCGGACGATTCGGGCACGTTGCTATTCAAAGCCACAAAGCAGGATATATTTGGTCAACCGATATTCCAGACAAGGACTTGATAGGTCTTACTTATTACACAAGTGTGAAAGATAAGTGGGGCTACAAATACCTTGGTTGGACTAACAAACTGAATGGCGTTGATTTGAATGTCTAAACCAAAAGCAAAAAAACAAAGCATTGAACTACCAGACGTAATGGCTACTGAACTTGTAAGAATTGTTAATACAGCTCACGAAGAAGGAAAACTGATCGTTGGTTTCGTTGCTTGCTTGGAACTGTTTGATGGGAAAAAGAAAACTATAAAGATTGTTGCAAATCAAGATATGCCACAACACAGCATATTTGGGATTATTAACTTTGCTGCAGAAAAATACCAGTTCACCATTTCACCAGATGAAGATGAAGATGATGATTTTTATGATCCGAATTGGTTTGACGGACAATGATAAATGAGCTAATTGGCATTATTGGTTTACTTGTTACTATTCTTGTTTTGACCATTAGAGCAACAGCAGAAATTACTAAAATGAAATCACAATTGTTTCCTAATGGTGGTACTTCTTTAAATGATAAAGTGACACGCCTACAAATAGATGTTGTCAAAATTCGTAGTACTATAGATAGTATTAGTGCAGAGTTAGGTAAACCTAAACGAAAGAGGTAACGTATTAAGCGTTACGTAATTATCTCAGATTTGCAATATCCTTTTATTAAGAAATCGTACGTTGAAAGCCTTTTAGATTACATAGATTACGTTAAGCCAGACAAACTTTTATGTGTTGGTGATGAGCTTGATTGCCAAACAATATCCACTTATGCAAGAGGTACAGCCTTAGAGTTTGAAGGTTCTTTACAAAAGAATATAATAGGTTTGAAAGGCTTACTCAAAGAATTCCGTAGTGCTATTGGACGCAGTAAGCCTTTTTTAATTCAACGAAGTAACCACACAATACGTATTGAAAAATATGTATCACGTCACGCGCCAGCCTTTGCAGTACTTGACGCAATCAAAATAGAAAACCTTTTAGGTTACAACGACAAAGACATAAACGTTACATACAACAGATCATTAACAGAAGTTGCCAAAGGCGTAATTATGGGTCACGGAGATGAAGGCAGGCTTTACAATCACGCAGGACAAACAGCTCTTGGATTAGCTACAAGAACAGGTAAGAATGTTGTTTGTGGTCATACTCATAGACAAGGTATTGCTTCAGCTAGTCACGGCTTTGGTGGCAAACTTGACACACTTTTTGGAATGGAAGTTGGTCATTTATGCGACCTTAATTCTTCTGGTATGCGTTATATGAAAGAAGGGCACGCTAATTGGCAAGCAGGATTTGGAATACTTTACGAGCAAGACGGACAAGTTAAACCTGAGCTAGTGCCTTTTAATAAAGACGGCTCTTTTATAGCCGAAGGCGAACTCTGGCGATAACGCCGTTACCAAATTGTTATAATTCAATCCCGTGTTTTGACACACGTTTGCTTTAATCTTTCTTTAACGAAAGGGGCAGTATGGATAAAACTTGGTATCCAATATCTCATCTCTTGGCTCACGCATATCACACTATGGACTATTACCACAAAACTAGGTGCATATTTGAGCCGTGCGATTGTGAAAACAAGCTAGCGCAATTACAGGAATTCTACGGACTATTTATAGGAGTAAATTAAATGGATTATCTAAAGAACTACATAGAAGTAAAAGACAGAATACAAATGTTTTACGACAAATTTCCAGAAGGCACTTTGCACTTTGAATATAAAGGCGTATTGGAATTTGGTGGCGATACTTATATCTATGGTAAAGCCTTTGCATATCCTGATCGCGACGAAATGAACTATGCAAGTGGTTGGGCTTGGGAACGTGTACCAGCTAGGGGTTTTGCTAAAGGTGCAGAAATGATGACCTTAGAAACAAGTGCTTGGGGTCGTGCCATCGCAGCTCTTGGAATTGCCGTTACAAAAGGTATTGCTAGTCGAGAGGAAGTGCAACGTAATATGAAGCCAGAAAATGACCCTTGGCAGACCCCACCAGATGCCCTTAGAAAGCCCGTAGAGGGCAAAATTAGCCAAGAAACCCCCATTCAGGTATCTGAACAAGGGCAAGGCTTAGAAATGAGCCATTTTGGCAATTACAGGGTTGCTACAGAGAAGCAAATAAACTTCTTGCATAGCCTTTGTAAAGGCATTTATACTGACTGGGATAAACAAAAATTACTAGCTTATCTTCAATGGCTAGCAAAAGGAGCAAATCAAGAATTTGCCAAATTAGAGCTTGCACCATACACAATCGTTAAATTCCAATTAGACAACAAAGAACAATTGGCAGATAACCTTAGTGCTTGGTTAAACGCATCAAAACTACCAACAAGTCACGAGCAAGCAGAAGTGGCTGCAGCTGATTGGAGTACTGAACAATTTTAGACATACTTTTGATGAACCCATATTTTAATGACGTTGAGCTACTACCAAGCGACTATCGGAAAATAGCCGTTTGTGAGTCGTCATTAAATCCAGAAGCTGTTAACAGGACAGGCAAATATCGTGGCTTGTTTCAATTTGATAACAGATCGTGGGAATATGTCGGGGGAACTGGTGACCCTGCTCAAGCATCTGTGCGTGAACAACTCCTACGCGCACAGATACTTGTTTCAAGGCAAGGATTTAACCGAGCATTTCCACAATGCTCAAAGATTATGGGAGTTGAATGACGTGGAAGTTTTATTAACTTTTGTTGGTGTGTTTCTGGTGTTACTCGCGTTATATATGCGACAATAAGACTAGGAAAGGGGGGCTAATGAAACCACAAGAAGTTTACAAGCTAGAGCAAGTCTTGAGACTCTCAATTTCACAAGACTTACTCAACAAGGCATCAAACTTTCATAACAGAGATGATATGGAAGAAGCAAGAAAGATAGTAGAAAAAAAACACTAAGTCAAGACAGGGGCAACAAATGGGAACACCATTAGGTAGAGAAGCTGTTATTAGTTTGTTAATAGGTGGAATACTTACTCTTGGTATTATGCAGATTTGGGAGTGGGTGAAAGCGTATGTTAGATCTAATAGCAAGGTGCGTTAGTTGTGGTGGTTGGTGTTATGCAGCTAGTTATTGTAAGCATTGTATGAAAGCGATTAAATAATGGCTACATATATTTGGTGTAAAGTGTGTCATCAAATGATTGCTAAAGAGTTATTGCACGAAGATTGTGAACCTAAAATCCTTGTAACGCCAGACAAAGTTAAAAAACAAATGGGTATTAAATGACTGAACCAATCTACTTACACTTTCACTACGATTACGAAAACAGTAAAGAATGGTTATGTCGTGACGCTAAATGCTACAAAAAACGTCAAGAAGATAAACGCAAACTATTGGAATATCAGGAGCTTATAGATCGTGATTTATGTTGCAAAGAGAACTTACAGATGATTGAAGAATCATTACAAGACCCACGCATTGACGGATATATATAACAACTGATATAAGTACTACCTTGGTTGCTCAAGCCAAGTCTAAACCTAAACTTGAGGGTTGGTTGATAACCAATTTAATGGCCGTCAGAGGGTCTTTAACACCTATGCCTAATCTGCATAGCGTGTAACAATACGAGAAGTTACGACATCACAAGCTTTTATTAACGAGTCTCCTAATAGATCCACAATGTTTGTGATGATATGGCGAGACTAAGCCGAATAACCAATAAGGCTTCCGTTCGATAAACCTGAAACCGCAGGGGTTCAAATGAGAATGGTTCTAATCATTAAGCCGTTCTCTGCCCTTCAACACACAAGGGTTCTTAAACAACTACCATTTTGTTATATGATTGAATAAGTTATGAATAACATTAAACGTAACGGAAGTACTTCAAGATGGAGAAAGATTAGAGTTGCCATACTCAGACGAGATAACCACACCTGTTACTACTGCGGAATACCTACAGCTACTACAGTCGATCATCTCACACCCGTCGAGCAAGGCGGCGACGATTCATTCAATAACCTCGTTAGTGCTTGCGCGAACTGCAACTATTCAAAAGGAAACAGAACAGAAGAGCAGTACATTAAAGCAAGAAACAAAAAACACAGGAGCAAAATGATAAACAAAACCCAATTTTTTGAGCACGATAAGACACCACCGACCCCTGCTATGTTTTTCTCCCCAGAATGTCTTAAAAGTCCGTTTGAAAAGCCAAAGGTAAACTAAATGAGTTTAAGAGAAGAAAAACAACGCATATTGCCAGCACTTGATAAGGCAACTGAAGAAGCACAACGTCAGGGCTTTATTACAGAGCTTGACCTTGCTGGTATTGCAGCTTTGTTTACTATTGCTGGCGTTCTGGATTCTGGAATGTTAAAACCTATGGAAGAAATCAAATATTTATCACAGTTACAGTCAGGGTTAGACAAGTATGGTCTCAGCTTGTTTGGTCGTAAAGAAAAACCTGAATTAGAAGTTGGTGAAGACATACTTGACGATCTTAGGAAACTCACACCCGAGAATTCAGACCACTCCACAGACTCTCCCAACTAGAGGCAACGAGGTCGCGGAGTTTGCGCGACAAATTGATAT